CTCTGCTCGTACTTAGCTTCACCATGATTAAACCATTCACGAAGTGCTCCGTCAATATTATCGGCTGCGAGCTTCTCCTTAGTGTTCGCCTTGGACTTCAAATTGGAATGGAGACTTTTGAATATTGAATCTTCATCCAACGCGCCCATAATGTGTCCTGTATGTTCGCAGAACACATTCTTGCGCTTAAGAAAATCGGCATCTGTATCTTTCATGTAAGCTGTTGGGGTGGATTCCTTGTCAGGCATTGTGAAAACCATATCATGTTCTGCGAAAAATTCCGCACAATACAAATGATTGAAATCGTCATTACCTGGCTTGACTGAGCCCTTAACATCGTCTCCATATGTCATTAGAGCACAGACGTCTCGAAACTTAATCTTACTATCAACTCCACGCAAGTTATAAAATGCACTCCTAAATAATAAGGAGTTAACTACAGAATTGATATAAACGGTGAGATTTTGTCCCGAGGGATTAGATCCGATATGCTGAATGAGATCGCCATTATATGCCATAACTGGATAGCAAATATCTGTTGCAATTCCAGTCATAATGGTTATATCGCGATCTGAATAACCACAAATGCGCGCAATATCAATGAGAATACGAAATGCTGCAAACATGACTTGTGCGGGCATGCGTAAATCGTACTTGGAATAATCCCCTGCCAATATTCGATCTGCTCCATACTTCTTCATGTGCTCGGATAGATGTGACCAATCAGGTCCTTGGCAATTCACGCCAACTGCACACTCCGAAAGAGCTGGAAATAGAGATAATATTCGAGCAATGGGTAAGAAGTATTTTCGCGTCATCATTTGCAACACGATAGGTGCTGCCTGAAAAACGCGTACCTTATCCTTACTTCTCTTGGTAGGTTCATCCTTGAGGCAAGCCTTGAACGCAGGATAATATCTCTCGCCATTCAAGTATGCCTCTTCAGCCTTTTCGAATTCTTGCCAAAACATATCATCCAATTCAGCAGGACAATTAAATTCCTGAAAGATTTCGGGATCCAAATATGTTAAATAGGCTCTCTTTGGGCCTGACAATGGATAGCCTACGGATGTATTGGGCGGCATCTTATCAACAAATTTCTTTCCATCGATACCACATACCGTTTCCATTCGAGTAAGAGGTCTAGTATTTGTGCGCAACGCATGATACTCCTTCAATAGCTTTTCGAATGGTTCCAAATAATCCTCACATGCTCGTACCAACAAATTGCCCTCCAATCCATGAGATGGTTGACATGAATGCTGTAATGATGCATGCCAGGGATCTCCTTTGCGAAACTTAGGTGGTCCCCACTTATTAGCAATGCCACAAACGGTTTCAACATGCTTAGATATACACGATGTTACTACGTCCGAGTAGTAAGACACCCTGCCTAAACATGTTCCAAAAACTTCAATATTGGGGCAAACACCTTCTAAAATGGGTAGTTGGCGTACGGGAGATTTCTCATGGATCTCAGTAGATGTCATAAATTGAACTCCATACTTTTCAGTCTCCATAGTTCCCGCACTTGCCGATATTAACACCGAGGGGATTGAGGCTAGCTTTGATATAGCTGCGTCTATCTGATGACGCAGGATAGTGCCACCACAACCGCTCGGAGTGTCCTCGATACCTCCTAAATGAAATGCTGCAATATAGGGTGATTTGGTTTCACTAACCAATGGAGCCATACACATCCCAACTATCGTGTTGAAGTTAAGAGTGTAATACCCCCCAGGGAAACTCATGTGCCCGTTAGTTGCTTGACAATGTTTGATAGCAGTCGGCGACGTTTTTACAATACCGCGATGATCTTTCCAAATGAATTCAGCGGCATTGTTCTTACCTACCGGCATAGCTTGAGGGAAGAAATCACGTAGATCCCTCCAAGATCCACCGTTTGCTATCCAGACTAGAGAAGCATCCATCCCGGGTATATCAACCGAATGCTTGCGTGATACATAACTTTTGAAATTTCCGCCTATGGATGTGCGATCATGTCGTGTGAATTCACACAACATTTCATCAGCAATCCAAGTGTGATGGGGAATTAACATAATGTTGGAACACACAAAAAACGCATCAGTTCCATAAAATTTACCATTAACGGATGTACTCATAAATGTCAAGTTGTTGCGTACCATGTTCTTTAGATCGC